GTGGCCGTTGCGTGGCTTGGCCCACTCCATGCGCAGCCAAGTGCCGGGCTTCATGGTTTCAAGGCGACGCTTGAACTTGGCCCATGCCTCATGGTCTGCGGATGTCGAGCCGCGCAACCCGGCGTCGGTCTTGATGAGCATGGCTTTCATAAGATGCCCTCCCTCATTCCGATGAGGACTTCTTCGGCGCTGAGTGGTGTTTCGTCAGGTGTTGGCGCACGCACTCCAAAACGTCGGCCCGCGAAGGGCTTTCCCGAAATCTGGCAATCGCGGCCAGCATGGCCGATGCTTGGCGCTTGTCCGGGTGCGCACTGAGCACCAACCGGGCGCAGCAATGTACGCATGTGAAGTGGTAAACCCCACTCTTTGGCCGTGTCTTCGATGATTCGCAGGCCGGGCAGGCAGTCGAAGCATTCGCGGGACTGGCACAACCCAAGTTCGTTGCAAGTTCGCATGTCACATGCCCCCCGCTGTCATCTTTTTGCGCAGGCCATCAATCATTTGGCGAACCTTTGCGCGTTGTTCTGGTGTTGGCTCAGGCGTTGGCAACGCCTTGAACACGGGCGGCGGCGCTCTGCGGCACATCGCACGGAATTGCAGGACGTTTGGCGGGCGGTCAATCGGCAGGTTTTGCAAAGCAAAGGCGATTGATTCGGGATGGTTCTCATACCCAGCCAGCTCATGCGCCCAGTCAGCTTTCACGTCGTCAATGTCAAAGCCCTCGTACTGCGACAAAAGCGCCCGGCCATAAACCAAACCCAATTTGGTGAAAATCTTGTCCACCCAAAGCATTGGCAAACTCATGGCTCCACCCCCAGTTGCTTGGTCTCGACCTCGATGGCTTGGCCTTCAAAGAATTCGACGGCTGGCATGGCACGCAGGTGCGAGCGGCTTGCAATGGCTGGTGCCATCTGCTGCACGCGCTCACGCATCGAGCGTTGATAAGGCGTTTCCCCGGTTTGCTCAGTGGCCTCGTCGCGCCACTTCCAACTCGCGTTGAAGCTGCGCCATCCACGGGTGCAGCAAATCGACAAGGCTTGCGCGAGCGTGATGCCTGCTTTGCTTGCCTCTCGGCCAATGCCATCGAGTGCGGTTTGTGTGAGCGGTGCGCGGTTGGCTTTTCGTACTGCCAAAAAATCTTGCCAAACCGAATCGCTTACGCCTTCGGGTTGGGTGACAACGGCGGGCTTGGCCCGCTGTGCGCTTGCGCTCTTATCTATATTTGGTGTTGGTGTTGGTGTTGGTGTTGGTAGCTCAACATCCGTTGAGCGTTCGTTGAGCGTTCGTTGAGCGTCCGTTGAACCATCGTTGCGCGATGGCGATGCCTTTGCTTTGCGAGCGTTCACCGAAGCGAAGGCAGAAGCACGGGCTTTGGCTTGCTTGTCCTGCATACGGACAATTTCTTCGTCGCAGCGAAAGTGCCGCCAGCCTTCCGCATCAAGTGCAAAAAACTCAGCCAGCACAGTGCCAACTTCATCGACATTGGCACGCATACGAATTAGCCTTGCAACTTCGGCCACATCGCTTGGCAATGGACACTCGCGCAGGTAGTACGCATCAATCATGCGGCGATAAGCCAAATCTTCCATTGGCTCAAGGTGCGCCGTGTGCGCGGCGTAATCCCCTAGGTGAAACGGGTAGTAGTTCATGCGTGGATGGCCTTACTTCGCTGCAACTTTTCTTTGGGCCTTTAGGTCACGCAAAAAAATCTCGGGACGCTTTACCTTGATTGCTGGAGGAATGCCGCGCACTGTCCAGTTTTGAACACGCTGAACTCCACCCGGCTTTGTAAAACCAAGAAGAATTGCTAGTTGGGTTGGACCACCAAACGCATGGATGAGAGCTTTGTCGGCTTCAAGGGTGGGGTTAAGTTTTTGTTCCATGCGCCGATTAAACACCATGTTGAACTATTTGTCAACAGGGTGTATAACAACAAACTGTTTACTTACATGAGAATGGGGCTATGAACACCCAAATGGAACGCCTTTACTCGGCGGCTAAAGAACTAAAGGGCTTGATTGGCCAGTCGGCGCTTGCGCGTGCGCTCAATACATCACCGCAAACCGTGCATAACTGGGAGTTGCGCGGAATATCAAAACAAGGGTTGCTTCTTGCGCAACGAATCATCGGATGCTCTGCCCAATGGGTTGAAACAGGTTTGGGGCCAATGAATATTGGCTCTGGTCAAAACGTCAAGTCAGCGCCTATCGGAGCGGTACGCATACCGCTTATCAGCTATGTGCAGGCTGGGTGCTGGACGGGAATCGTTGACAACTTTCAGCCCGGCGATGCCGACGACTGGCTTCTCACCGACTTGGAGTTGTCGGACTGCGCATTCGCCTTGCAAATAAAAGGCGATTCGATGCTGCCTGAGTTCAAAGAAGGCGACCGGGTAATCATCGACCCAACAGTGGAGCCAATGCCCGGCGACTTCGTTGTGGCCAAGAATGGTGAAAATGAAGCCACCTTCAAAAAGTACCGCCCACGCGGGACAAATGAAAATGGTGTCAATATTTTTGAGCTGGTACCGCTTAACGAAGACTACGCATCAATGCGCTCTGATAGCCAGCACATAAGCATCATTGGAACAATGGTTGAGCATAGGAAATACAGAAAGAGGTAAGCATGAACTCAATCCCTCAGTATCGTTCTCGCGTTATCTGGTCTCTTGTTTTTATTCAGCTACTCGCTATTTTTTTCGTTCTAATGAACCCAAGTGGTGACTTAAACTTCTGGGCAAGACATGCCATTGGGTACAACGATTTTCTTTGGTACATCATTGGCTCACTAACGCTAGTTTTTGTTTTTCTAATTGCTTACCTAGTTGAAAAAGCTCTGTTCTACGGGCTGGGCAAAAACAGCTAAACACCGACACCCAACAAACCCGCTTCGGCGGGTTTTTTTTCGTCCTAAAAATTCTTTTGTTGAAAGATTGTTTAAAAAACATTCAACACAGTGTTGACAAATAGTTAAACATGGTGTTTAATTCATTCCATCGCAGCAAAACACAGCGAAACCCAAGGGGAAGCGATACGAACCCCGAACGTGACAGGACGCAGAGCGAAGGGTTTTAGGGCTTGTAGCCCGTGCATACGTGGTTTGCAGCGCAGTTGAAAACAGCAATGGAGTGGACCATGAACATTAAAAGCCAAGCCGTTTTACAGCAAGCAATCAGCCTGCAACAAACGCACAACCTGCACCCGGACCTTGAGCAATTTGAGGCGTGCAAGCGCGATGACAGCGACGCCACCTTGGTTTGCTACTTCGAGCCAGAGACCTCAAACCTGTGGCACGTCTATGTCGAAGGCAAAGAGATTTTCAACCTCTTGTCCGATGTCGTCATTCAAGCGCTTGAACGTGAGTACCGCAAACACTGCCGCGAAGAAGCCGCACAACACAACCTCGATATTGCTGTGGCTCGTTGGGAAAGTGAGTGCCTGCAATGAACATGAGCCGAACCGCCATCAACTGGATGTGGGCCACCTTGCTTGCCGTTGTGCTGGCCACCTCCCACATGCTTGACAGCAACGAAGAAATCGAGACCGCACGCCTGTACCAACAAGAGATTGACAACGCCCCACGCATGGCAGCCGAAGAAGCCCGTGTCGAGCGTGCTGCCACTGAGTTGTGCGTGCGCCTCAATGGCCCCGGTTTCTCGCATCGTTGGACCGACCAAGGCCAGCTCCGTTGTGTCTCCACTGACGGCACGCCAGCAAAGCAACTGGGCAACTCGATATGAACCCGCGTTGCAACTGCACCCAAGACACGGGCGATTGCCCAACGCCATACACCTGCGGGATTTACCACCTTGAAGGCCACCAAGAAGCGCTCGATTTAGCCGAGCAAATCACTGGCCCTTGGGACTGGATAACCGCCCCCACCAAAACACTCATTGCCGCCGCCATTTTGTGCGTGCTGGCGCTGGCTTACGCAATTTTCTAAGGCAACACCATGAATGCAATTACCAAACAAGAATCCACCAGCCTGCAACTCAACGAAGGCGAACTCATTGAGGTGTTGGCTACCAGCCTCTACCCCGGCGCGAGCGTCAGCTCTATCAAGATGGTTTTGAGCTACTGCAAAGCCAGTGGCTTGGACCCAATGCAAAAGCCCGTGCACATCGTCCCCATGTGGGACGGCAAGACCAAGATGATGCGAGACGTAATCATGCCTGGCATTGGCCTCTATCGCACTCAGGCGGCACGCACGGGTTGCGTTGGCATCACAGAGCCAGACTATGGCCCCGACGTGACTGAGACCATTGGCGGCGCGAATGTCACCTATCCCCAGTGGTGCCGCGTCACTGTCAAGCGTCGCCTGCAAGGTGGCGATGTGGCCGAATTCACTGCCAAAGAGTTTTGGAAAGAAAACTATGCGGTGCGTGGTGGCCAAGAAAAGAGCATCGCCCCCAATGCCATGTGGTCAAAGCGTCCGTATGGACAAATCGCCAAGTGCGCCGAAGCCCAAGCCTTGCGCAAAGCATTCCCCGAAATTGGTAGCGAGCCAACTGCCGATGAAATGGCAGGCAAGACACTGCACGACGACGACGTGGTGATTGATGGCGACACGGGCGAAATCACTGGCCGCAAACCAGAAGTCAAAATGCCCGTGCGCAAGCCAGTTGATGCCACTGACGCAACAACAAAGCCAGCAGTAAGCGAGACAGCGCAAGCCGACAAAGCGGCCACCAAGCAAGCCACCACGAATGAGCCTGCAACCACTGGCGAAATTGCATACCTCACCAAAAAAATCACGGCAAAAAACTGGACCGTCGCGCAAGCATTTGAAGCCGCTGGCCTTGACAAAGGCGACACGCTCGATGGTTTGACCAAAGATGGTTTCAACGCAATCAAGGCAGTGGTGGCATGAGCGAGCTGACGTTCGACGAAGCGACGCACACCTACCGCTACAACGGCAACGTGGTGCCCGGCGTGACAACGATTCTCAAGCCATTGACCAACTTGGACATGGTGCCGCCGCACGTTCTCCAAGCTGCCGCTGACTTCGGTACCGCCGTGCACAAAGCGTGCGAGTTGGACGACTTGGGCGAGCTGGACCTCATCGCGCTCGACCCGGCGCTTGTCCCTTACCTCATGGCGTGGCGCAAGTTCTCAACCGACCACGCTGCCAAGTGGGTGCACATCGAAAAGCAAGTGCACAACAAAACGCTTGGCTATGCCGGGACGTTGGACCGCTATGGCTATGTGGACGGCATGAGCACATTGCTCGACATCAAAAGCTCAATCGAGCTTTATCCAAGTGTCGGCCCCCAGCTCTCCGCCTATGAAAAAGCACTTGCCGAGCCAGTCATCCACCGCATGGCCGTGCAACTCAAAGGCGACGCCACTTATGTGGCCAAGCACTACACGGACCAAACCGACTGGCCTGTTTTCTGTTCTCTCTTGACCGTGCGCAACTGGTGCACGCGTCACCGCATCACCCCAAACCTTTGAAAGTCTCCCCATGAAAACCACCGACACCGTGACCTATGACGCCAGCGCTGCAATCGTGCTGACGACCGAAGCGCAAAAGCAACTCACCAATGCCAAAGACTATGTGATTGACAGCCACACCATGTTTGAGCTGGCCAGCGAAGACCTCATGCAAGTGAAGGCGCTGCAAAAGGATGTCGAAGCAAAACGAACCGCCATCACCGGGCCAATCAATCAAGCCGTCAAGGCCATCAATGATTTGTTTCGCGCTCCAAAAGAATATTTGGACCAAGCCGAGACAACGCTCAAGCGTGCGATGGTGACTTACACCAATGAGCAAGAGCGCTTGGCAGCAGAAGCCCGCCGCAAGGCTGACGAAGAAGCCCGCATCGAGCGCGAGCGCTTGGCCAAGATTGAGCGCGAGCAAGCCGAAGCCGCCGCAAAGGCACAAGCCGAAGCACAAGCCGCTGCCGACGCTGGTGATACCGAAGCCGCAGCCAAGGCCATGCAAGCCGCTCAGGAAGCCCAAGAACAAGCCGCAATGGCTGCCATGACTGCCAACGTCGTGACCGTCACCCCAACCGTCGAAGCGCCCGCCAAGGTCTCAGGCATTAGCAGCCGCTCGACATTCAGCGCCGAAGTCACCGACCTCATGGAGCTAGTCAAGGCCGTGGCCGAAGGCAAAGCACCCGTCGAGTGCATCGCCGCAGACACCAAGTTTTTGGGTGCGCAAGCCCGCGCATTCAAGAAAGCGGGCCAGCTCTACCCCGGCGTGCTGGCCAAAGAAGAACGAAGCATCGCCGCACGCGCTGCATAAGAAAGAAAACCACATGCAAAAACGTAACTCATCAATCTTGTCAATGTTGGCCCTTGCTGCATTCGGCTCTCCAAGCATTGCCCCTGTTAGACCACGCAAACCAACGGATGCAAATAGCAACCGACTTGGTGGCTACTCAGGTGCAAAGCTGGCACGCAAAGCCGCGAAGCACCGTCTTGGCATTGCAGTGATTAAGTAAGAAAGAAAAAAACATGGCATCAGTCAACAAAGTAATCATCGTCGGCAACTGTGGCCGCGACCCCGAAGTGCGATACCTGCCGAGTGGCCAAGCCGTGGCCAACGTCAGCGTGGCCACTACCAGCCGCCGCAAAGACAAGCAGAGTGGCGACATCATCGAAGACACCCAATGGCATCGCGTCACGTTTTACGACCGCTTGGCGGAAATCGCTGGCGAGTATGTGAAAAAGGGACGACCAATCTATGTCGAGGGACGCTTGAAATATGGCGTTTACACCGACAAGACAACGGGCGTTGAAAAGAATACCTGCGACATCGTGGCCACTGAGTTGCAACTCTTGGGTGGACGCGACAACGCGCAAGGTGGCGAGCACGCACCAGCACAACGACAACCAGCACCAGCACCTCAACGTGAGCGTCAAGCAGCGCCAGCAGCACGCGGATTTGAGGACATGGACGACGACATCCCCTTCTAGGAAACCAGCCCATGAATGAAGCTCAAACACTGCGCGACAACGGCATCACCCGTGCCGTCAACCACGCTGACCGCGTGCACTCCAACTGGTCCGACAACGCCTTCGACGCTCTCAAGAGTTTTGCCAACCTACTTGGCCGTGGCGAACACCTCACCAGCGAATTGGTACGCGCTCACGCTGAATTTCATGGGCTGCCAACACCACCCGACAAGCGTGCTTGGGGTGCCGTGATGCTCAAGGCAGCACGCGCCAAGCTCATTGTGAAGAAAGGCTGGACAACAGCCACCGACCCAAAAGTGCATTGCAACCCTGTGAGCCTTTGGGAAATTCAGTAACTCAGAAAGAAGACCATGACCGAAAAACCAAAATCCTCTCGCCCATCAACTGCCGCCACCGACGTGGCCGAATTCATCACTGACTTGGACGGTGGCCAATTCGAAGTGATGCTCTCCACCGCGCTCTCACGCGTTGCCGCTGCCGTGGTTGACCATGAGCGCAAAGGCAAAGTGTCCGTGTCGTTTGAAGTGCTAAAGATTCCGGGCACGCATCAAGTGCGCATCGTGCATGGCGTCAAGTTTGCCAACCCAACCTCAATGGGCAATCAAAGCGAAGAAATCGAAACCTCAACCGTCATGCACGTTGGCAAAGGTGGCGCAATGAGCATTGCCCAAGCCCCCTTGTTTGGCAAGCAAGGCGAAATCGCCTAAGTCGCAACTCTGAAAGAAAACCATGTTGAACAAAGAAGCAATCGACGCAATCAACGAAGGCACTGGCATTACCCAAGCCAGTGACGCATTCAAAAAAGCATTTGGTGACAAGGCCGTGCTGGCCCTGCCTGAGCGATTCAAGAAACACGATTTGGAAATCTACCTCCCCAATCGTCGCCGTGCCCGTGGCCTTATGTCCACGCTCGCGCTCAAAGACTTTGCCGCATACGCAAAAGCGAACCAAGAAGCTGGTGCCGCCGTGTTCGTTGACGCTGACGACATGCAATCAGTTGCAGTGCTCAACCTTGGCACACCCACTGCGCCCGGCCATGCTGACAACTGGGCACGCGTAAAGCTCAAGCGCACCGCCGCTTACACCGCATTACTGGCAGTGGCTCAAGGTCGCCCGTTGTCGCAAACCGTTGTGGCCGAGTTTTTTGAAGACTGGACCAACAACCTGCAATTCTTCTCTGACGAAACCGAAGTCAAGGCCAAGCACGCTATTGCAGCCGTGCGCAAGTTGTCCATTGAATCAAGCCGCAAGATTGAAGCGAGCGAGCAATCATTGAGCGCCAGCAAAAGCGCCTTTGAATCAGTGCAAGCAACTAGCCAAGACCCAATCCCTACCGTGATTTATTTCACCTGCGTGCCATACAACGAGTTGGCAGAGCGCCACTTTGTTTTGCGCTTGAGTGTGTTGACTGGTGGCGACAAGCCTTCAATCACTTTGCGAATCGTCAAGCAAGAAGTGCATGAGGAAGAAATGGCCAACGAGCTGGCTGACCTTACGCGTGAAGCGCTGGGCGGTGCCATGCCTGTGATGCTTGGTGAGTACACCAAGGGCGAGTAAGTGTTAAGGGGCACCGGGCTGGCGGCAATCCTGCCAGAGCACAGTGTCAGTTTGGTGCCCCACCTAAAAGAGAAAAAGAACATGAGTAATTTCAAACGCACCGCCAACTGGCTCACCGCCTGCGGCAAAGAACCAAGCCAAGCAAATTTGTCGCTGCAAATTGGTTGCGACATCGAAGAAGGCGTCGAGTTTTTGGCGTGCATCGTTACCGATAGCAGCGCCGCGCAATTCTTGTTGAACAAAATCGTTTGGGACATGCAACGACTTGGCCACATGCTCAAGCGTGGCGAAGCCCATGCACACATCCCGGTTGAGCTGCGCGAGGATGCGCTCGACGCACTTTGCGACCGTGAAGTGACGGGCAATGGCGTGGCCCATTTTGCAGGCTTTGACAAACAAGCCGCCGACTTGGCCGTACTGGCATCCAATGACGCCAAGTTGGTGGACGGCAAGCCCGTGATTTTGCCGGGCGGAAAAATTGGCAAGCCCGAAGGCTGGACCGCTCCAAATCTCAGGGGGTTTGTGTGATGCGTACCAAGTACGGTGAAACCACCAAAGCCATTCTCAAAGGACTTGGCGAGCTTGGCCCAATGACGCGCTCAGAAATCCAAGAAGCCGTGGGCGTTGACAAGGAATCAATCGCGGCCATCGTATCGCGCCTACACAAAGACACGCCGCGCACGGGAAAGCAAATTTACATCACTGGTTGGGTGTTCGATGCAGAAGGCCAGCGACGTTATCCACGCGCCATCTATGCACTTGGCGCAAAGCCGGACGCCAAGAAGCCAAAGGCCAGCACGTTAGACAACCGCCGCCGATACGACCGAAAGCGCCACGCATTGTTTTCAATGAACAGCGTTTTCAACATGGGCAAATCACGCGACACACTGCGGGCCGAGCGCCGCGCTGCCGCATAAAGGGACAACATGAGCGAAGAACACGCACCACTACAACACCGCGAAGCGGGCAAAGGCAGCACCACGCGCCCAACCAATCACGACGCTTTCAGCGAAGGCATGGACCGTATTTTTGGCAAGCGCTCAAAGGTGACTTGCCCCGACTGCGGAAAAGTGTTTTGGCTAAAAGCGGATGAACCGCACATTCACACCTGCACACCAAAGCCATGACTTTTTGGGATATGCCTTTGTTTTTTCACGCCTTCGCAATAGTGCGCATTGCCATATATGCCTTTGCGATTTGGTCATCAAGCAAGAAAGAAAATAATGCCTGATTCAGAATTTTTAAGCCCGGATGAGCTTTTCGAGGTGAGCGGCTACAAGCATGTGGCCAGCCAAAAAGAATGGCTCGACAAAAACGGCTGGACTTATGTGGTCAACGCGGGTGGCAGGCCCGTGGTGAGCCGCTTGTACTCTCGAATGCGCATGTCGGGAATCACCCCAACAGCAACGGGCGTTCAAGTTTCCGCTTGGAAACCCGACTTTTCTGCATTAAGCTGAGGACTTTATGAGACCGAAAACCAACCACCGAGACCTGCCGCCGCGTATGCTGCGCCGCTCGCGCACGCTCAAAAGCGGCAAGG